GGAGAATCCTTCCGAGCGATTTCTCCCAACAGGGATGAGCGTCTTCGCTAACGTCGACCTGATAAACGACGACTACAAGTGGACCGTGGTCATCCGAGGATGGGACGGCACTCGGTCAGACGTGGCCGGCACTTGCAGAACAGCCGTTGAGGCTATCTTTGAAGCGGAGCGCGTCGGCGAGCAGGCCTACAAAGAACTCATGCCGGACTGGGTACGAATGGCGCTCAAGCACGGGTGGAGGCACCCATGAAGGTTAGTAAAATGATTGAAGGCTTGCCGGAACTCAAAGAGCAAGTTGGCGATGCAGACGTAATTATTTCAGACGAATACGAGGTTCGCTTCGGAAGCCATGCAATGAATGAACTTAGGGAATTAGAGATTCAAGCGATTGACCTAGAAAGACGTTTAGTAGAAGCTATTATTGAGCAATATCAGCTTGAAAACGAGGCTTTACGAAAGAGGGCCGAGGACGCAGAAGATTTACTCGCCAGCCTTGAAACTGTTCTTTATACTGACATGCTGTGCGAGGAAGAAGTCCTGCCAACTATCTACGATCTTATGAAAGAGCACGGATATGAAGGCCCTGGATCATTGGAGAACTCATGAGACTCTACAAGCTACCATCGGGCGGCACAACGACAGATCTTGAAGAGTACGCAGCGGCTTGGACGATACTTGGTGATGAACTAGTCAAGCTACTGCCGGGGTATCAAACTTATAGCTTTGACCCTGGCATCTCTATCGGCCTCGCTGATTACAAAGGGGACGTGATACAGATGTCTGCTCATATGGCTAAGACACTGATTGATACCTTCGCGGCGCTTAAACTAGAACTCTGCACCGTGCGGGCGCAACTCGCGGAGCGTTTGCTTAAGGACCTTGTCCATGACTGAAGCACTACACGACTGGCGCTGGTTCAACCACAACAACATGGCCGTCAAGCGTACAGATCACTTCACATACACTGTGTGGAGGTGGGTCGACCGCGACGGTTGGGGCGCAGCTGTGGATCTCAAACTCGAACATCAGCTTGTCAAAGACCTTGGCTTCGCCGACGGCGATACCTGGGAAGACGCGATCAACCATGCCAAGGTGGCCGCAATCAAACACCTTGAACTTCTACAAAAGGAACTGTGATGCCTATCTACGAGTACCAGTGCGCGGACTGTAAGCAGGTGTGCGAGCGCAAGATGTCCATCAAGGACAACCATCCGCCGCATGTCATGCACAATTGCAACGGAGACCCCTTGACATTCTGCGAGCACAAGCGCAAGGTCAGCGCATCGAACTTCCAGCTCGCAGGGAGCGGCTGGGCCAAGGATGGATATAAATAATGCTTCGTATTTTACCTTGCGAACTGAAAGACGCTAATGCCTTCATAGCCCTATACCATAGACATCATAAACCTGTGATAGGCCATAGATATTCTTTGGCCTGCTGGGAGGAGGATAAACTCGTAGGAGTAGCCATTATTGGGCGCCCAGTAGCAAGAATGACCGATTATAGAAAAGTTCTAGAGGTAACTAGACTTTGTACAGATGGCACAAAAAATGCTTGTTCTAAATTATACGCAGCAGCAGCTAGAGTTGGTAAAGAACTAGGATACGAAAAAATTCAAACATTTATTCTTGACGAAGAGCCCGGAATATCATTGATCGCGTCCGGCTGGCAGAATATGGGACTTTCGGCAGGAGGTTCCTGGTCTCGCACAGAGAGAGAGAGAGAAGACAAGCATCCATTGAATAAGAAAACTAGATACGAAAAACTTTTGAATAAATAAGAGGTTTACTATGCAAACATTTCTGCCCTACTCTGATCTCAAAGAATCACTCGCAACGCTCGATTACCGACGCTTGGGCAAGCAGCGCGTGGAAACCAAGCAACTGCTCATGGCCCTCAACGGCGAGACCAAGGGCTGGGTCAATCACCCAGCAGCCAAGATGTGGCGCGGATACGAGACCGCGCTCACGATGTACGGCGCCCTCAGCTGCCAGATTTGGTTACAGCGCGGTTACAAAGATAGCCTGCTCAGTTACTTTGAGGAGCGTCTCAACGCGCCCGTTGTTCTGCCACCCTGGCTCGGCGATGAGCGCGTGCATGCCAGCCATCGTTCTAACCTTTTGCGCAAGGATGCGCAGTTCTACGGCCAGTACGCCTGGACCGAATCCAATGACTTGCCATATCTATGGCCCGTGCTTACTGATTACGGCTACAAGCTGGAGACCCGCTGAGATGGATACGTTTGCTCTTATCACTGCTGTTATGCTCATTGTTCCCACCTATTTCGCACTGCGGTTTTAACCATGACACACGTCGCGCACAACACTGGTAACATGGAGTGGTACACACCCGACCATATCCTGCAGTTTGCTCGCGGCATGTTGGGCGGCCCCTTCGACCTCGACCCTGCTAGTTCCGAGCAGGCTAATCGAGTCGTCGGGGCCTCCCGTTTTTACACCAAAGAGATGAATGGGCTCGCGTTGCCCTGGGAGGCGGAACGGCTTTGGCTCAATCCGCCCTACAGCAGGGGATTGCTTGCCCAGTTCATTGATAAGCTGCTGCTTGAGCGCAGTGCATTCAGGGTCAAGAGCGCAGCTCTTCTCATGAATAACTGCACTGAGACAGCAGCTTGTCAGAAGGTGCTAAGACATGCGCGCCAAGTCTGCTTCCTGCATAAGCGTATCAAATTCCTGAATCAAGAATTGGAGCCCGTCAACTCACCGCTGCAGGGACAGATCATAGCCTTCTTTGGTGTGTACCCTGGCGTCGACAATAACACGCCTGACCTAGGAGTAATCCGATGACACCAAATCGCCCTTGGATGAAGGCGCGCGGCGGCCTTGTGCTTTTCAAGCCCGTGGAGCTTCGCTTCGGCTCTAGCAAAGAACTGCTGGCGGACATTGGCCACAGCTTGCACGAGCAGAACAGGTCTCTTGGTCGCATGTCTTGGTCTGTCGCCGAGCATAGCATCGCGGTCAGTCGCTACCTCGCGAAGCAGCAGCACCCGCTGCCGGTGCAGTTGGCAGGATTGTTGCATGATGCGCACGAGGCGTTCGTTGGCGATATGCCCTTGCCCGCCGTTCGTGCGCTGGCCGATAGCAACCTAAAGGTACTCAAGGCGCAGTTTGATACCGCGATCTTCGAGTATTTGAAGGTGGCTGATGCACTTTGGCCAGAACTGGACTCTGATGCTATCTGGGGGCCGGTTGCCAAGGCAGACCAGCTGGCCTTTCTTGCAGAGTGGCGCACGTTTATCCCCTGGGACAACAGCATCACGCCAGACTTGCTTCGCTACGAAGAACTCAAGGAAGCCATGTTCGGCATCCCGGACAAGGATATGCGTATGATGCTGAACTGTATCAAGGACGTACACGAGAACAATCCATCCTGGGCCATTGAAACAGCTCGGATGCTCAGGCAGTTCGGCCATCATGTTTGAGATCATCGTAAGGGACAAACAAACCGGGCGGTCAGTAACTTTGGAATACAGCAAGACCTCAGAACTGACCTATCAGATTCACCCTGATCCAAAAGAAGCCATGGTAAAGACTTTCGGTGTCTATCAGTTGGATGATATTGAGGAGTTCTTGTGTCGCGTCGCAGAAGAACTGGAAGCCTGGTACAAAAGGATTGATAATGAATAAGACCTTCACTAAGGGCGGCATGCCTTTCAAAGTGGACCTAATCGCGGACTCTACCTCTTTTGGAGCGCGGATCTCCACTTTTGCGCTCACCTACCCGCGCTTCATTCATGCGCAGATGATGACCCATCGCATGCTCTCTCGAAACGCGCAGTCGAGCCGCGCCATGCCGGTCAATAAAATGCTGCAAGAACCTCCGGTTATCCCAACTGACCTGCGGTACAATCAGAAGGGGATGCAGCCTGCGGAGCCCCTGACAGCGGAGGATACGGACAAAGCCGTTGCCGTGCTGAGAGAACTGCACGACCAGACCATGGCTGCGGTCAATAAACTCAACAAGATCGGCGTCCACAAGCAATGGGCCAACCGCTATCTCGAGCCCTTTCGAACCATCACTGCTATCTATACTGGCACGGATGACGCCTGGCAGGCCTTCTTCGCCCTTCGCGCACATCCTGACGCGCAGGAGGAGATTTGCTGGCTCGCACAGGCTATCAAAGAGCTTTATGATACCTCGACGCCAGAAGAAACGTCATTGCATATGCCGTTCGTGACAGAGCAGGAGAAGAAGGAACTACCTGTCAAGATTCAGTTCCAGCTATCCTCCGCACGTTCGGCCCGCGTGAGCTATCTCACGTTCGAGGGAACGCGCGATGTGGAGAAAGATAAAGAGCTGCACGACCGTTTGAGCAAAGCAGATCCTCCGCATTTGTCACCACTGGAACACTGCGCGGTATCCGACTACGGACGCATCGCCAATTTCAACGGCTGGCGCTCGTATCGTAATATGGTCGAATGCGGATTTGTTCACTTTGAACAACTTTTGCCTTGATCAAAATTCAATCTTCCGACATACTGTCGACAAGGAGGCCATATGGCTTTGATCACACATCAGCATGCAAAAGACCTGTTCATTCGCGTTCTTGACCAGTTTGATAAAGAGCGCGAGGCGCTTGATCTCGTAGATCGCGTCCGTCGAGAGAGCACCAATATCCTTGGTGCTGCCGTTAAGCAGCTCAAGGGCATCTACTTCGCAACAGACGAGGGCGTCGTCTTCATTGCGCGCGTCAAGGGTAATTCGGTTAACATCCGACGCGCTTCCAATCGCACGCTCGATAGGCTGCGCCGAGAGCCAGGGATGCTGGTGGATGTCCGCACGGTAGCCAAGGGCCGCAACCTTGAGCCCATCCCGATGCGAGGGGAGGTCGATACGTCCCAGTGGTTCCCGACCATCAAGCACGATGCTGGTGGTGAGGACGAGGAAGAATAATGGACGCGGACGCCTACTTGGAGGCTATGCTTGAGGAAGACAAGGTGCGCCCTCTCCCCGGCCATCTTATCGGCCTCAAGCATACCAAGAACAAGCACATTGACCTTGAAGGCTACGGCCAGATAGCCGTCAGCCAGCAGACCGCCAGCGGCCTTGTCGTCGTCTCCAACGACACGAGAGAAGCGGAGAACTACAAAGCACTGCTGGTCACTATCCTTGTCTTGGGGGACGAGCCAGACAAGTGGAATACACGCTGGTTTGACAAGAAAAAAGACTGGAAGACCACCTTTGCAGAGCAGCGCATCGATGTCGGAACGACTGTCGCCATTCGAGCAGTCTCGGGCGTAGACCAAGTCAAAGGCAGCAAGTTCATCCAGCTTCGCTACGACGAGGTGAGTGCCATTGGACAAGCAGAAGACGCGACCGACGTCCCCGACATGCTGCCCGCACCGGGCTGGGTGCTGGTGCAGCTTGATACGTCGGAACATAAAAATAAAGCGGGGCTTCATATCTATGCAGGGCTTCAGCAGGTGCTAGACCAAGGACAGATGTCCTATGGAACTATCATCGGCCTGCCTAGGGGCTACCCCTTCGATGATCTGCATGTGGGCGATACTATCTGCTTCCCTACGCATACGGGGGCAGGAGCGACGGAGTTCGTCGAATTCGAAGAGGGACTTCGTTGTCTGCCCATTGACGACATCCTGGGGGTAGTAGATGCTTGAATGGCTTATCGGAGTCACGTTAGGGCTCGCAATGGTCTTTATTGCGATGACCGCCTGGGCGCTCTTCGGGGACGACGAGTGAGAGAGCGACCTCGAGTTTTGGGGCGACGAGGTCACTCGTGAATGGACGTGTCCTGCATGCCAGAAAGACGGTTCGACTCCTTTCGTCCCTATTCATCTGCAATATTGCACTAAGGATTGGTTAAAATGATAAACAGCTATGAATTAACTGTTATATTTATTATGTTGTTTTTTGTATTTTCAATTGTTTTACTGTGGACATTTAATTACGGATTTATCCTAGGAAAAAAGTACATGCTCTCCTATTTATCTAAGACAGAAGATTCTGATGTGGAACCAGAATCGATTGAAAAGTAAATGAAAACAAAAAGGAGGTCCAGCATTGGTGTCTTATCCGTTTAAGAAGTAGAATCTTTTACGCAAAGAGCCCTTTTGGCCGTTAAGGTAAAAGTTTTTGCACTGTATGAGGTTCTATGTTTGGGGTAGGATTCAAGCCCAATATTAAACGAGAAGAGCTACGCACCGTTCTGGAGCGTTGCATCCTCAACCCCGATAAGGCTTGGATCCCCATCTCTCCTGCTCCTCGTGTCGCGTCTTCGGTAGCAGATATCCCCCGCTGGAATCGAGGCTTTCCTCGCGTCTCAGACGATACTAAGCTACCAGCGCGACACGAGGTGGAGGAGTTGTGTGATGCCTATTTCCGCATGGGTTTCTGGGATTTCGCGTTTGTGATAGTCACCTACGCCTATACCGGAGAGATGCGCATGCGCGAACTTGATAGGCTCATCTGGGAAGGGCTTCCAGGAGTCTCTAGGCTTTGGATCGTGCGCGAGGATATGGCTATCCCACTACCCAAGACAGGGCCGATAAGACGGGCAGCAGAGACATGGTGGGCGCTATCTGGCGGCTATAGCAATCACTTGCGAAAGTGTATGCCCATTTACGAGAGCGAGTTCCTAGAGCACTTCCGCTCGCTCAATTCCCCCATCTTGCTGTCCCTGCCTTTCGAGTCGGATGATCCCGACTATGTATTGTCTCGGCTATGCAAGGCTATAGGTAATGAACTAGCCTATCCACTGAAGCCCTCGCTATCGCTGTCTTCAGGCGTGGACTTCTCCGAGACTCAGATAAAAGGCCCCATTCGGTTCTACAAGGACATCCCGATCGACTGGTCGCCTTTCGACAACGAGGTCGAGAGCATCAAGAAGACCCCGTGGGGCCTTAATTGGTTGGAAGCTGCCAAGGATACCATTCCAGCACGGATTTATCGGCGGGCTCACAATTTCCGACTGCATCGATTCGAGAAACTTTGAGTTTCTGCGCCTCTGAGAGATTCTTGCTGACGAAACGACGGTGAGCGGAGAGGCAGCAGTTGGGGGTGAGTTCGATATCCTCCACCAAATCGATAGGACCGCAAGTCCATATCTTGCCGTCTCTAGGACGATATACGCGCAATCCGAGCATCCCCAATACTTCGCCTGGCGGACAAGGCATCTCGGCATTGTAGGCGATGGAGTTGTTGGTCGTAAGGAGCCACTCGACCTTTCTGACAGCGTCGTCGACTTCAGTCATGGTCCTTGCATTCTATCAAGTTTTATGGGATAATGCAAGCATGGCCTCTAGGTGGGAAAACAATCTTCCGGCAGCGATTCAACTTCTTCTTGACGTCAAGGACGAGGAACTAGGGGATTTCGCAGAGACCATTCGCAGTCAAACAGTCATCTCTCGCCTAGCATACAAGCGGGCCGTTGAGGCAGTCGCGCAGTCCGAGTATAGCTCGGCAGAGATTGTCGAGATGGGGGATACCACGGATGGTCCTAGCAACATTAGTGTTCTTCGTGATCGGGATATCACTTCCCGGTTGGAGATGGCCACGAAGGCGAACAAGGCCCTCGTGGATGTTAAAGCTGCCCGACTAGAGGCTCTTGAAAAGTTCAAAGAGAAGGCTCTCGACCAGCCCAAACCAGCAAACATCGTCTTCCATCGTACAGAGACGAGCCCCTCGCTGCTTGTGCGCAGGCTGCTCATCCTCGGGCGTACTGAGGAAGCTAAGACGGTGGCTCGCGACAATAAGTTGGACTGGGCGCAGTTTGAGCAGTATCGCTCGGTAGAAAGCGTCGAATCATGATTGAGCCCGACGAGGAGAGCAGTAGCTCTGAGCAAGAGGACGACATCGCCGGGGATTGGGGCGATATCAATGACCTGCTCGTGTGGCCCTGCCAAGAAGATTTCATCTTCTCAGACGCACCTAAAGCTGGGCTCTTCACAGGGGCCGGATATGGCAAGAGCAACGTGCTGATTCAAGCAGCCCTCAAACAGGCGGTAGAGCAAGATGGATGGTGGAATCGGAGCCTAGACTGGAAGAGCAACCCGCTAAAGATCTTAATGGGGGCTCCTCATAATCGCTACCTCGTCACGCGCCTCATCCCAGGCTTCAATGGACAGGTTGATGACTTCGAGCGGCGCATCGGCAGAACCATCACCAAACGAACAGGACGTAAAGGGGACGGATGGTTCACAAGTGCGAGCGAACGACGGCGGGAGATGGAGAACGGTACAACGTTCTACTTCTACGGTCTGCATGAATCAGGCAACGCCGTCGCCATGGACTCCATCGGGTTATACATCGATGAGGTCACCATGCTACGAAACCAAGACATTTGGCAACGTGCGCAGAATCGTTGCCGTGACCCGCGAGCAAATACACAACGCATTCGAGTAGTTGGAACTCCTGAGAAGGGGCATTTCATCTACGACGACTTCTATGACAACGATATTGTGAAGCCTGGCTGCGAGGTCTTTACGGCCTCTAGCTTGACGAACCCGCTTCTCACCGATCAATTCTTTCAGACGATGGCTTCGGCGTCTGATTTCTATATCGATATGCAGGTTATGGGACAATGGGTTAAAGGCGCTTCTGGTCAGCGATTTGCGCGTTCTTTCGACGAAGACGTGCATCTACAGCCTATGAGTATCCCACCAAACCATCCGGGGGCGCGGTTCGATATCGGATGGGATCCTGGGTATGCCAGTGGACAGATCGTCATCATGTACTACAGCGAGAAGCGCAAGATTTGGTACGTCGTAGACGAGATCGTTATCCAGGGCTTCGGCACACAGTCCGCTTGCGAGATGTTGAGGAATAAGGGGTACGGTGCGCATAACATACGACGCATTTTCATGGACCCGAAAGATGCTACAAAGCACAAGTCAAACGGGCCGCAAACAGATGAAAGCATTGTGCATAAGATGCTGGGCGTTCGCCCACGGGTGGCCTCGGTCCCCGGTCGAAATGCGATGCTTCGAACTCGTCTTGATGCTCTTGATGAAATGCTCAAAAATAATCGTGTAATCATCAACAGCACGCTAAAGCCAAAGAACACGCGCTCGCGCGGATTGGTCAACGCAATCAAGAACTTCTCTCTCCAGAAATCTCGAAGCGATGAAGGCCGCGAACTAGATCGCCCTACATCGGAAACAGTGCAAGAGTGGAAGCACTCTATCGATGCGATACATTATGTGCTCATGAACTACGAGCATGACGTCTATCGCAAGGTAACTAGAAACGACCCCGACAAAGTGGTCCATCGTCGAAAAGAGAGGTAACTAATGGTGCAGTCTATTCAGCGCATGGCCGCTAAGATTTTCAAACGCCCGCAACTCACTGGCACCATCGTCGAGCCGGTCACGGAGTCGGAGATCAACGATGAGCAGATTCCTGGCTATGCGGAACTGCGCGAACTACGCGAAGGGACTATGGACTACACGACCTGGCTGCAGTCCAGCTATAGCTATGAGATGCAGCGGCGCAAAGCCTACTACGAGATGACACAGGTCGAGACCGACGCTGGCAGCATTGCAGGCATGGAGGAGACCTATATCACTCCCGGACAGTGGAATCTTGCGCACAGCGGCCCCGGTTGGCAGGACCTCCGCGCCATGTTGCCTGATGCTACCGAGGAGACGTGTGTCAAGCCTGTCATGACGAACCTTTGTCAGGTCATCATCGACAATCGGCAGGTGGTCTATGATTCACCCGCAGAGAAGCGCGAGGTGCTTGTCGATGGCAAGGTCGACGTCGCGTACACCAATACACTGAAGCTGCTTTATGACGCATGTGCGCACGACCTCGCCAGCAAGCATCTTTGTAAGTGGACTGGGCTTTTCGCTACAGCCTTCCAGTGTGTTACCTATGATGAGTTCGATGATCGCCTCATCAAGACGAACCTTGAGCCCTATCGCGTCATGGTCATCGACGTGCCGCAGGCGCGGGGCAATCTGCAACACCCAGACTGTATGGTGGCTATCGCTCAAGACCTTGAGAACATCGCGGACATCGATAGGGACGAAACATTCCAGGTCACCTGGCAGGTCTGGTGGCGGGATATGTGGTGGTACGAGCAGCAGCCGGGTGTGCCGTACAAAGATGTCAATTTGACGCAGGCGGGCTATAACACCAACCCCTTCAAAGACAACAAGGGCCGCTCAGTTAAGCCTATCTTGGTGGTGCATGATAATCCTACGGTCACGCGCGTGCATGAGCCCGGTAGCGACATTCTCGTCAATCAGAATCAGGTCATCGACCGCATGTTGACGGGCGCTGCACACACCATTGAGTATCAGAACTTCGCCGTTCCTGTTATCACTGGCGCAGACCTTGAAGAGGTCGAGAGTCAGCCCTATAGCCCTGGGGCTCCGCAGGTCTACCGCAATCCTGATACCTCCTTCCAGTTCGCACACCCTGCTGCCCCTATCGGAGAGGTTGTCGGCGCGGATACGCGGATTATGCGTACCTTCGCTCGCCTGCACTCTATCGACCCTGAACTCGTCGACCCAGAGACTAAGGTGCAGTCTGGTGTCTCGCGCATGCAAGCACGCACGGCCCTCGTCGAGCGCCGCAATCAAGAGTTCCCCAAGTGGAACGTCTACGAGCGTGAGAGCTTCTGGATTAGCATCATCGTTTGGAATGCGTTCCATCCGGGACAAGCTCTCGCAGTGCCAGATCGATACCCTCGCCCTAACGGGGTGGACATCGAGATGCTTGTACAGTTCGGCGAAGTGGACCTCAGCGTTGACCCGCTTACGGAAGCTACAGTCATCGATATGTATCTGCGTAATGATCTTATCACGCGCGCAGACGTGATTGCATCCAATCGACGTGTTCCGATTCAGCGGGCCACTGAGATTCTCAAGCAGATTCAAGAGCAGAATCAGAAAGATAAGCCGGAGCCTATCTCTTTGCTCAAAGAGACGACGCCGCGCATTGGGCAGAACGGCAATCGCCCTATGGTCAATGAACGCGACCGCAGCAAGACGGGCGGAAACACCACGAGCGGCACGGGTAATATCACCATCGGCGGTAACTAATGGACGAGTTTCTCAACGAGCTTAGCACCGACCTGGATGCGTTCCTGGAAGACATGCAGGGGCGCGTTGAGGACATGTCCGATAGTATCTTGACGCAGGTCGAGGAAGATAACCTGAGCCGTTCTGACCTCATGTTCTGGGCCGCTGCGGTAGCTATCGCACTGGCGCCAGAACTGAGGCGTTTGAACACGTTCATGGCTTCTCGCAGCCTTAAGATTGCCGAGCAGTTCGGGGACGATGAACTCGCTCGTACCTATCATCGTAAAGCCATGCTCATGGCTGAAGCGAATATAGGCATCGCGGCAGCGGCTATCAACGCCAAGACCCAAGAGACTGTTATTGCTGGGGTTCGTGGACGAGAGCTTGCTGATGGTATTCGCACCATCATTGAACAAGAAATGGCAGACCTGGTTAAATCGATGGACACAACTGTGTCACTTTTTGACCGCATAGCCATTCGGGATGTGGGAGAGACTCGAGATAATCTGTGGATTTATGTAGGCCCAGCAGATGCTCGCAACAGAAAGTTCTGCGCGGATATCGTTCGGCGCAAAGTGGCTTTCACGCCCAGTGGCATTGAAAAGCTGAATGAGCATCCAGACTTGCACAAGTATGTTCCGCCTAACGTCAGCGTCCTTTGCGGGGGATACGGCTGTCGACATGTATGGTGGCCGGTCAGCGAGGACTATGTCCAGCAAGCTGGACTAAGGATTGAATCATGACTATCAAAGTCACAGGTTCTAGCACATACGGGCGTAAGAAGCTCGATCGGATGAAGATCCGTAAGGAAGTCGCTGAACTTATTAAACAACATATTATGAGTCGCGTGAATACAGAGGGACATGGCGCGAACGGAAAGCTCAAAGGATATTCGACCAATTCATTACCTATTTTCAAACCGAGTGCAGGACAAAAGCCTATGCAGAAACCTGCACGAGGCTGGGGAGCCTTTTATGAAGGCGGATACAAACAATATCGAGACGAGGCAGGCCTTATCTCCAACAAGTTTGTCTTCTCTAACAAGGGAGCAGCCTGGCGTGACTGGATGAAAGCGACACAGGAGCCAGACGGCCCTCTGCGTTTCGGCTTTTCTGATTCTCTCAACGTCATGGCAGCAGATGAGGCAATCGAGAATGGACGCGAGGACATGCTCGATCTAAACGCTAGGGAACTTGATAAGTTCGGGCAAGATTATATGGAGTTAGCACTCCTGCAAATCTGGACAGAAGAAAGGGCTTGACTCTTTTTATATTTCTTGGTAAAGTAGACGCGCTACCATAAGTAGCACCTCCATCCCGGTCTCTCTGCCGGGTCATCAAACAGAGTAGGAGTGAGAATGAGTGAGCCCGCACAGGACGAGCAGTCCGAGACGGCGACGCAGAATACTGCCCCGTCTGAAACCGTTGAAAAGCCCAATACCGACGATGTAAAGAAAGCCAAAGCAGAAGCTGCGCGCATGGCCAAAGCTCTTGCAGACCTTCAGAAGAAGGCGCAGGAACTTGAAGATTTCAAGAAGAATGCCGAGCGCGAAAAGATGTCTGCTGAAGAGCGCATCAAGGCCGAGAAAGAGGACCTTGCTCTGCAGCTCAAGCAGCACCAGGAGAACCTCGCTGCCGCTCGTACCGAGTTGGAGCAGGAACGCCTCATCAATAAGCTCATTGCCAACGGCCTCGACGACCCCGACTTCGGTTCGTTGATCATCAAGAACTTCAACGCAGAAGATGAAGCCTTTGAAGACTTCGTTGGACGCATGAAGACGAGCAAGAAGTTTGGTCGATTCTTTAAGGGAGACCAGAAAGTCGAAGCACCAGAAGCGCCTAGACCGACTGCGCCTACCGCCCCTAACTCTGGGTCTCAGCGTTCGAATAGAGCGGCTGATGAGGTCTCGGAGGCAGATAAACGCCTCGCGGAAGACCGATATCCCAAGGACAAGGCTAAGCAAGCAACCTTCCTGAAGAATCTGTTGGAAGCTCGCAAAATTCGCAAGCAAAACGAGGTAGACTATGGTCGAGGGTAAGAGCGGAGAAAAGAAGAAGAGTCTGCAGGAGCGAATCGCTGAGAAGGCCAAGAGCCGCGCGTTCAATCCCACCTTCCTTGACGGCAAGGCCCAGCTCTTCAATATCAAGAACTACGGAGTGGACTATACTGCTGGCGGACAGCTTGCGGCGCGCTTTGTCGCGAACGATGATGCCCGAATCAGCATGATGCGCGCGCAGGGATATATGTTCCCAGATGAGTGGGATACCGAACTTCCGCGACGCACCTTCGGTGGCCTAACGCTTATGCTCCGCGAGCAGGAAGCGGCTGAACATCGTCGAAATGTACTCGAAGCCCTCGCAAGGCAGCAAGATGCCAAACGAGCAGATATTCCTGATAATCTCAATAAGCCCTGGCAGCAGGGCGGTGTTCAGGGCGCGATCGAGCGCGTCACTGGGCAGGCCAAGGCGAACTATACTCGGGAGCCTATCACTCCCGACTAACCACGGCCCTGCGGGGCCAAAGAGGAGGTTGATCCATGCCGGATCTCAAGCCCGTTAGCAATCATACGCGCACCCAGCGTTACTACCTCGCGGCCTCGCAGACGATCAATGTTGGCGATCCCGTTCTTCTCAACTCGGCAGGCTATGTCGAAAAGGCCACGGCTTCGTCCGCGACCCTTCTTGGCCTCTGTGCGGAAAAGATTACGGCATCTACGCTTGGTCAGGCTGTCGTTGTCTTCGATGATCCCGATCTTGAGTTCGAGATCCTCGCGGATGATGTCACTGAGGCCATTCAGACCGCCGTCGGCGAGACCCATGATCTCATCGTCACCAGCGGTGTGTTCCTCGCCAATCTTGGTGCTACCACTACCAACGTCCTTAAGGTGCTGGCAGTGAACACCAACTTCGATCCGCTTCTCGACGGCGAGACCATCTACGGTTCTTCTCTCGCGGGTAACTTTGTTCCCCCGTGGAATGACAAGAAGAAGATCCGCTGCAAGTTCGCCATTCACCAGAAGGCTAACTAATTATCCTAGCGGGGCAACCTGCTTGAAGGAGGAAAAGGACCATGGCAGTTGCTAGTTTGATGCAGCTCTTCCGCGAGACGGACGAGCGTTTCCTCTCGATCTTTATGACCGAGTGGGCTGTTGCTGAGAACGAAGTTGCCCCGCTCGTTCGTGAGCGCGACCTTCAGGGCCGCGACCATGATCGCTATGCGGAGCGTTATCTCGGTACGGCTACCGCCCCTATCGCGGGCGAGGGCCAGCCGTTTACCTACATCAGCCCGAACGAGGGTAAGTCGGTTGAAATCACCACCGACATCTACCAGTTCGGCATGAAGGTGACGGAAGAGATGCGCGACTTCGGTCGTGGCGGTTGGAATGAGTATCCCTCGATGATGGTCGACGTGTATAACCACACGAAGGTCGTCATGGTGGCGAATCTCCTCAATCGCGCGTTTAGCGCCAGCTACCCCACCCTTTACGATGCCAAGGAGCTTTGTGCTACCGACCATCCGCTGGCTGGTGGCGGCACGGCTTCTAACGAACTCGCTACGGCGGCTGACCTCTCCGAGGCGACCGTTGAGGCGATGATCGAGCTCATGCAGCGTACCCCGAATGAGGACGGCGTTCTCATCAATCGGTACCGCCCGACGCTCCTCATCACCTCTCCGTCGACCTGGGGCACGAACGTGCGTCTTACCCAGTCGCAGTTCACCACCGACGTGTCGAGCAATCGTGGCGACAATACTGTCAACGCGATCACCTCGGTCTACGGGCTTCAGACCTTCACGCACCCCTACCTGCAGGACGCGGATGCTTCGTTCATCCTCGACTCTGCGCGTACTCCGCTTGAGGTCATCTACGCCCGCCGTCCGACGCTCTACCCGGGCTACATCGAGCAGGGCACCCGTAACTGGGTGTGGACCAGCAAGATGCAGCTCGCGGTCAAGGCGACCGGCTGGCGCGGTATCGTGGGTACTGCTGGAGCCTAATAACGGTCGGCACCTAGTGTGCTAACCAGAATCTGGGCCCGGTTGTCGGGCTCAGATTCCCTGGTCATGGAGGGGGGCCTTGTCTACATACAACGTTTTGCTGTATCGGCAAGGGGGGACTTTGTATCTCGATGAGCCCCTTCCAGACCAGCCTTCTGTCTGCACCGTCTCAATTACCCAATTGGACGGTAACGGCCTAGCTGATCTCGGCGGCGGCTTCGCGAACATCTCCGATGTCGCTGCCACGATCGACAATCTTGTGCTGACTCTGCCTGCTAAGGCTTCGCCTTGGCGCACTGTGGCACCTACTGCAACGGCAGGCACCATTGGCGACCTGACGGCAGAGGGCCGACGATTCCTCCTCAATCGAGGCGGACGTAAGCGGTGGGCACGAGTCTCTGAGTTTGATACCGCTGGTGGAGAGGTCACAGAGGTTCGGTTCGACGAGGGCATTGATTATGCCACCAAGACCGGCGACACGCTCAAAGGCGTTCGCTGCTCCTATACCGTCAACTGGGCATCGGTCTCTAGCACGTTCGTTGGACGTGTCAAAGCTACCTGGAAGGTCACCGTAGAAGGCACTGTCCGCACCATCGTCAAGGTATACGATGTCGTTAAGCAGGTGCTGTTCTGCCCCGCTACTTGGACGGATGTAGGTCGTCTGCGCCCTGACGTGGATAATGAACTCTCCAAGGTCCAAGATAAAGAGATGCTCATTCAGCAGGCCTGGCAAGACATCGTCCGGGACCTCGACGCAATGGGCATTCGGCATAATCTCGTCATCCCAGACGGAAGTACTATCCTTCGGGATGCCGCCGTGCTACAATGCCTAATCAATCTGACCCAATATCAAGGGCTGGCTGCGCCCCCTGGATACATCGGGCAGACGGACGACTACATTGATGCACTAGAATCCAAGAAGCAATCCATCCTCGGCAAGTTCGCAATCCCTGTGGACTTCAATCAGGACGGCAACTTGGACACGACTGAGCAATACGGGAACAAGCGGCAGGTATGGTTCCGCCGTCCCCCTCGGTCTAAAGGGCGAGACTAATGGCTCTTGATTGTGTCATCCGGCG